GAATGTTTCCTTTTGATGTCATTGTAAGACCTCGTTATGCCCATAGGCACTTCGATGAGTTGGTGACATGTCAGTGCAAATATTATTATTCATTGTGAAGACACTCCTTTAACCAGAACGACAATGCCGATCAGCATCATGCCGGCAGGCATGAAAAGCGATGCAAGGTCGTTGTTCGGATAGAAAGGCTGCAGAAAAGCGATAAGTGCAAAGCCTGTCAGCGTAGTCAGAAGACCTGCTGCGATGATCTTGCCGTTGGCCATGCAAGATTATTGCACTAACACAAATAAAAAGATGACTTTGGGGCTTGGATGCCTTTAGGCATATGCGGATATTATCTTATTATACACTTGTTTTGTTTTTTAGGAATGGCATGCCAATAGGCATGCAGAATATTATAAGAAAAAAGAAAAAGCGGGGCGTGGAAAAGCCCTAAGATTCTTTTTAGCCTGTAAGCTGCTTGTACGCATTATAGACCACAGCGAACACGAATACCAGCGGAACCAACGCCAATACTGTCGCCAGCGTTGCGGAAACGTTCGCACTGACGCTGAAAGTGTATATAATGGGTACGAGAACTAAGGCCAATATAACCTCTATGGCCGCTACGATTAGTTTCTCTGCCATGTTTTAGTCAACCTCCGTTTATTCTTTTGTTTTCATTTCATTTAAACGGGATGTATTATTTTTGAGTTCGTTTTCGTATTGGCGAAATGAATAGTATGTGAACTTCAATAAAGGAAGGGAAACGGCGAATAACTTGATGTCATTTTCGATCATGGGCGTGGGCATGGAGTAAAGATACAGCATGATAAGGCAGAGGCATGCGACAAAGAAGACACGCAGGTAAATCTTCATTTAAATATTTTGTAGTGAAGGTTTTTATGTGTTGACAAAAGCCGTTCTAAAGCGGTTTCTGCCGCGTTTTATGGAGTATGAGCCGGTAATACGTCTGTTCGTTGACTGCCTTTTTCTTGTTGTCATGGTGTTGATTGCCTTTCGTATGCAGCCGGAAGTCATTGAGGTATGTCATATAGGGCAATTCAACTACACGATGGCGAACTTCACAGGAAACATGACATACTTAAATGTTAGTGACATACCATGTATTTAAAAAACATGACAGGTGTATATAATTTGTGTTGACCAAGAACCAGCAGGAGTTTCTTCTGCTCTTGTTAAAGAAGAAACTTTCAAGGCATGACGTTAATTTGTTTGATACCAGAGCAGCCTTTTCAAGAATGGCGGGATATCTTCAGAAAAACCGTTTCATACAGTCGGAATACGACGGGAAGGGAATGAAATACTACACACTGACAATGAAAGGGGAAGCATTGGCACTCATGATAAACACGCTTTCGGACGTGAATATTGACAAGATAGAGAAGGAGGGATTATCATCACAGAGTTGATATTCGGAATCGATCCTATATTGTTCATAGGCATAGCAGTCATATCGGAGATGTTCTTCCTGTTCATCTTCATCATGGCTCTTGACATAAAGGACGCGAAGAAGTCCGTGTTTCTTTATTACAATTCAAACAAGCAGGCGCAGTTGAAGAATGCAGAGGTAAAGGATGGGCTTGCAAAGATAGGCAAAAAGTCTTTTCAGGTTGACGATGCATTTCCGACAACGATAATGCAGGGAATGTTTTTCAGGTCAAGAAGGCCGTTTCATGTCGTGAAGCATGACGTAGTGATAGAGCAAGAGTTTCATGATGATGGCATTCATCCAGTGACAACACCGGACAATCTGCCCAAGCTTCTTGAGAATGCAACACTTAAGCAGTTCTTGAGCCCTCCGACAAGCATGGGAATGGCAATAGCATTCATGATAATCGGTCTTGTCATAGGCGGGCTTGGGGGTTACGCAATAATCAATTCAGGAGTGTTGGGATGAAGACGAAAGAACAGATAGAAGGGACAGATGCGGAAAATGCATACCTGAATGACTTCGTGAAAGGAAAGGAAGAGAAGCGTCCAAGAGGACGGCCAAGAAGAGAAGCATCAGATTCAGACAAGGCGGAAACAATAGCAGACTCACTTGATGACGAAAAGATAGAGAAGCTGAAAGAGGCGCGCCAGATCATGAAGGAAAACAAGCCTCCTGTTACGATAAACTTGGGATCATTGTCTGATGAGGATTCAATCACGACAGAGGAAGCATTCGCCAAAGTCGCCATGATACTCGCGAAGTCACAAAACATAAAGCTCATGACGGAGCTTTCGGATTACCAGTTGAATTTATGCGCGATGCTTTATTCGATAGCGGAAAAAACGAAGAATAATATGCTTGAAACACTTTTGACAAATTATCTTCAGTTGAAGGTTTCAAACAAGAGAAAAGGGCGCGGAGAACTGTTGGAACTTGCAAAGCAGTCGAGGGCAGATCGTGAGAGCAGGTTTACAAGGCTGAAGCAGATGCTTGGAGGAGTATAGATATGCCGTTAGGAATTGAAAGACTTGATATGCCTTTAGGCATGGCAACACGCAGTCAATACGTCCATGCGAATATTACAGGAGGAATCCATTACGAAACTTAAAGATGAGCACAGGCCGTTGGTGGCATTCGCAGTCATGATCCTGCTGATGATAATATTCGTGGCGTTGTGGATATGGACGCATCAGCCTCCGAAACCGATAGAACCGGGATTTGTAATAACAAGGGGATAACATGGCAAAGACAAAACAACAGTACTGGCTGGAAAAGCAAAAACGAAAAGAATCTTTGCGTTTAAGGAAAAAGAGGCACAAAAAATGAAAGAAATAAACATCGGGACGATAAGCATTCCAATCAATGCGGCTACGAAAACATTTGCTATACTTGCAAAGCGCGGGGCAGGAAAAAGTTATACAGGGGCAGTCATGGCAGAAGAGTTTTACAAAAACAACATACCGTTCGTTGTCTTTGATCCGATAGATGTGTGGTGGGGGTTGCGTCTTGATAAAAATGAAAAAGATAACGGGCTTCCGATAGTCGTGTTCGGGATAGATCATGCTGATATTGCTTTGACGAGAGACATGGGAATACAAATTGCACAAGCAGTCGTAAAAGAAAATATTTCATGCATAATATCAACATTCGGGATGCCGAAAGTTGCACAGCGTCATCTTATAACAGAGTTCAGCGAGGAAATTATACGGATAAACAATACGCCACGTCATATATTCATTGAAGAGGCGCATGAATTTGTTCCGCAAAGAGTGATGTCAGGAAATGCAAAATGCTTTAATGCAGTGAGTAATCTTGTCGTGATGGGAAGGAACAGGGGGCTTGGCGTGACTCTCATAAACCAGCGTGCAGCAACAATAAACAAGGATGTTCTTACGCAACTTGATACTCTTCTTGCGTTCCAGAATGTGAGTCCGCAAGACAGAAAGGCGTTGAAGGATTGGGTTGAATATCATGCTGCAGAAGGTGACTTCGACGCATTCATGCAATCGCTTCCGCATCTTCCAAAAGGCGAAGGATGGATATGGTCTCCGGAGTTCATGAACATATTCAAGAAGATAAAGATACGGCAACGCGAGACGTTTCATCCTGACAGGGAAAAACTTGGAAATAAGTTCGAGATGCCTTCGTTGACGCAGACAGACGTTCAGAAATTCATAGAGAAGTTTACTACTGTCATGAGCGCAAAACAGTCATTTTCAAAGGGGAAAAAGATGCTTGCACATCAGGACATGCCTATAGTGCATGAAGAAATAAATTATAAGCAGGAAATAACAAATCTTCGGAATGACTATGAATCGAAACTTATAGGCAAAGATACCGAAATAAACAGGCTTAATGCGATCATACAACAAATAAAGAATGCACTCAATGTAGAAACATTTCAGGCAATGAATACATACATATCGGGAGAATCAAACATAATGCTTGAAAAACTTGGCGGTATGCCAAAAAAAACATACGAAATATTACTAAAACACTCAAATGGTCTGACGAAGAGGCAGATAGCTCTTATGTGTGGTTATTCGGTTAATAGCGGAAGCTTTTCCAATTCATTGAGCAAGCTTAATACGATGGGACTGATAAAAAGAAACGGCAATTTATACACAGCATTATTGAGGTGAAAACATTTATGCAAAAAATTTCAGACCAAATGAAGAACATTGTATGCACTTATCCCATTACGAATACGAACTGCATTTGCGACCAGCAGCATGACATCAAAGGCAAGACAAAGATAAAGGACATGCAGAAAGAAACGGAAGAATGGCTCACAAAGTCATGCAAGAAAGGATGTTATCTGTGCGAGAGCTGCCAGAAAGAAATAAGGGAAATTGTGAAAACATGAAGAGTTGCCACGAACAGCAGATAAAAAAAGAAACATGTTATGTAAGGTTCGGAAAAGGCGTGTCTGAGGGTAGTGCTTCGACTCTGGTAACTGTGAGAAATGAGGATATTATCTTCGATTTTGACAAGAAAGGCAGAGTCATAGGCTTCGAGCTATTGGGAAGTGAAAAGAAATGTCAAAAATAAACAGAAAACAAAGATGCAGGGAAACAGTCGGGAAAAGAAAGACAGGATGCCTTAAGCCGTTGGGGCACAAAGGGCATCATGCATTCAGTTGATCAATATGCAGACATGCAGATGGTGTAATTTTGTTGGAAGGACTCCAAATGATCTTGTCAATCATTGGTCTGCATGTCCGAAGATGCCAAGAAAGAAAAAGAAGAAGCGGTGATAGTATGGCAATTGAACCGGTAGACTTGATATTAATTTCATTATTTGCAGGCATAGGAAACGGAATAGGATCGCCTATATGCCATGCAATTTATGAAAAATAGATAAAGAAGCATGGAAAGTCCATTCATGCAGGTGATAGAGATAAATGGCGCAAAAGCTAAGTCTAATTGATGTTTTCATGTTCGGCTATGTATTGGCATGTACGCTCGTCATAACGGGAGAGCTTATTCTTCTTGCAATTGGACAAAACATAGTGATAAGTCCCGATGCAGTAGTTTACATTGAACTTCCGATAGGCGTGTTCGCTGTTTTTTGGCTTTTAATTAACAGGAAGAAACTGATATATCATGAATGATTATGTCTTTTGGCAACATTCATGAAGGTTTGGAGAGTTGCGAATATTATGACATTGATGGCCTTTATAGGCACATTGGGATCAGGGAAGACATTGGGACTGACATATTGGGCGGCAAGAAACTATGCAAGGGGAAAGACTGTCTATGCGAATTACAGGCTCAACTTTCCTTTCATACCTGTCACGACACCGGAACAGATCGAGGACATGCAGGAAGGTTTCTTCGCGGCTGATGAGTTGTGGACATGGGCAGACTCAAGGAAAATATTTTCAAAGCAGAACAGGTTCGTTACCCCTATACTTTCAAAGTCAAGAAAGAGAGGAATAGAAATAGGATACACCGTGCAATACTTCAAGCAGATAGACAAACGCATAAGGCAAGTGACCGATATTGTGGTCATGCCACAGATGGACGGAAATGATCCTCCACAGCGGTGCAGCTTCTACATCTACGAGATGCCTGTCATGAAACTCATCAAGGTCATAAAGATAAAGACGTTTCCTATCTTCAATCTATACGACACAAACGAAGAAGTGTCAGAACTTGACTTCAAAGACAAGGAAAAGCCGGAGAAAGTTGCATGAAGGCATTTTAAAATGTATAAATACATGGCAATGCAATAGATAGTATATGGCAAAACTGACGGAAAAGAAGCTGAAGTATTTCATTGAAGACGAAAAGAAGGCGGCGAAGGAATACAGAAAATATAAACTGTACAGTCTGGCGAGGGATGAGTCAAGACACAGAAGAATATTGAGCAACAAACTCAAAAAGATGGGCTGATAGTCGTGCATGTCAGGAAGATGCAGATGTTCATGACATGGCCGACAAGAAAGATGCATGCAAAGAAACTGATACTTTCATCAAGAGGACAGATAAGACCGGTGTTAAAAATGAAAATGCCATCACTTCCGGAGAAGAAAGCGGAGTCATGGCAGAAAGAGAAGATACGGCTTGCAAGGACATTGATAGAACAGAATGACAGTATAATTGAATTGTTGTCGGAGATCAACAACAACATAAAGGAATTGAACATAAATGAAAAAAAAGAAGAAACAGAAAAAGAAACGCAATGAGTTCGTATCGGCATCATGATCATGCATCTGTGCTATATGTGCGGCGAGAGAATGGCGGAACATGACGGATTATGCATACAATGCTTATTCGATTCTACGTGATATTGTGAAAAAGAAAAAACGAAGCAGGTTCGATACGATGAGGTCTGAACGCAAGAAAGGAATAGTTTACTGACTGTTTAGCTTATCAACGCCCCGACAGGACTTATTATTTCGTGGACAAATCTTTCACGCCTTTCATTCTCCAAAAACAGTTTTAAAACAAAAAAATTAATGCTTTATCATTATTTCTTGCTCTTCTTTTTCTTGTCTTTCTTTGCCATGTTCTTGACCTCCTGTATTTCTATTGGCGGCAATCATGGTGCTTTCATGACCGCGAATATCATTACCTTCTGAAGTATTTTGTTATTGCCCATGCGGCGAACAGTATAAACACGAAAGTCCCTAACATCAGTATAAGGAATGTCTGTGACTGCGACTCTTTGCACTTGTTAGGGTAAGTCCCTGCATCACAGCCGAACTGGCATACGATAGTCGAGTTTGTGCTTATCTGAGTGCATGAAGCTCCGATGCATCTTTCTTTTGACGTTATGACTGTCAGATTGGCCGTATCGGCGCAGTATGTGTATGTGGGAGTTTCAGACGCGAATGCAATAGCTCCGACATCTGCAAAGTTCTGCGGAGCTGATATAAGTTGAGTTTCGTCTATTGCAGTTTCAAGAGGAGGGCGTACATGAACTTCTCCGCTTCCCCTATATTCTATCTCATTGGACAGATTCACTCCCCCAAGTTCACGCGTCATGTTTGACGGGTTTCCGTTTCCCCAGTGAAGTATTACCGTGAAAGCCCCTCCGCTTTTCTGTATGCATGGCTCTACTGCAAGTACTTCATTAGATGTAAGGTTTATCTGTGTGGTGAAGTCTGGATAAGTCCGAAGTTCCGCACTGGTAGTATTAAATGTAAAATTAAGTTCTGTAAACCCTACGGTTGTATGGACTCCAGTCATGAAATTATGGCGCAAGAAATATATTTTGCTTGTCACTGCTGATGTTGCAGACGCATCCCACCACATGCCTATTTTTGTTATGTTCTTTATGACTCGTATATCTCCGCCGAATGATGCAGGAGCATCTTCGAAATGCACGGCACAAACTTCATTTCCTCCTCCTATGCTTCCAAACGAAAGTTGAGAATGTGCGCCTGTAAAGTTTGAAAGAATATGGATGTCATTCGTTATGTTTGACAAGAACGTCCTTACGTTTGGTCTGTTCTCTATTGGCGTGACGCATAATGCCTCGACAGGATAGACACCAACAGGATCATTCACGTTGAAGTCATACGCATAGAGTCCGGTACTGTTTGGTATGTATGTCAT